GAAATGGTTAGGGTTATTAAAGACGTACAACCTAAATGGATCATTGGGGAAAATGTGCGAGGCTTTGTTAACATGCCCATGGGCCTCAAACGAAGTCTCTTTGACTTGGAAAGCATCGGATATAGAGCCGTGCCATTTATTATTCCAGCTTGTGCCACAGATGCCAAACACAGACGAGAACGATGTTGGATTGTGGGCCACTCCGAACACGATGGATCATTTACCCCAAAGGTCAGAGGAAGCTACACTCCGAATGCAGAACGGACATCGGAAGGGTCGCAGCAAACCTTCCAATTTGAGGGAGCAAGTGGACGAGGAGACAATGAAAATGTGGCCGACTCCGAAAGCAACGGACTACTTCCCAGGAATGGGGAATTATGTGGAGGAGAACAAATCGGGTTACACAGTAACGAGAAAGGGAACGGGAACGAAGTTCGGAGCGAAGCTGTCGGATGCAGTAGACTTCAAGGAGAAACAAGAGAAGCAGATGATGTGGCCAACGCCAAGAGCGAGGGATTACAAGGACGGACAGAGCGTACCACCATCGAGAATAAAGAATCCAGAATTAGCAACATTGGGTCAAAAAGTTGCGATAATGGAAAAACAGATGATGTGGCCGACACCAACAGCGACACCGAGAGGCGCACACACGGGAAAGATATCGGGATCGGTGAGCGAGGACGGGAAGACATCGATTCGAGCAAACGGAACAAAGTTCGGGGCGACACTTCAGACAGCAGTTGCGATGGCCGAACTGAAGAAAAGGGAGATGTACCCTACACCAACGGCTCGGGATTACAAGGACTCGGGTCAGAATCTGAACATATACAGGAACAAGAGGCAAGACACTCAATTGGGGGTAATAGTCAAGAGGATGAGCGAGAGCGACTTCAAATCGGAGAAGGACCAATCTGGTGGAAGCCTGAACCCCGAGTGGGTCGAGTGGCTCATGGGATACGAGATCGGACACACCGAATAAAATCCTTGGGGAATAGTATTGTTCCCCAAGTTGCAGCAAGATTATTTTGGGCAATAAAGGAGGCAGAAAAATGAGCGAACAAAGCCGAAGAAGAACATGGGTAACAGCAGCACAAGTAAATCCAAAGCCGAACATTTGTTCGGTATGTGAAAAACCAGGTGCGTCTTATTCAACCGATGAAGGCTTTTCTTGGTATTGTTGGCCATGTAAGACAGATGATGCTGTTTGGAATATGAACTATGACCAACAAAAACAATAATTATAATAAGTTAAGAAAATTCACAAAAAAGATATTGGCTCAAAAAATTGAACCAGACCCAAACGAACAATTCTTTGAAGATGACCCAAGGGCATTAGAAGAACTTGAATACGGCAAAGTTCGTAAGTCACACACCCACCTAGAAACAAAAAGTGTATTAGATGAATTTTAGTGCTTGACACATGGTATTGAATACCGATATAACTATCTTGTTCTAGCAAAAAGGAGACGAACATGAAGTTATATTACTATAAGTCAGATTACTTTCAAGGTTCATACAAGTGGACACCAAATGAAGCAAAAGCCGAGGCTTTAACTTGTGATAACCCTGGAGGTTTTTATGAAATCTTTGAGGTTAAAATCACAGATAGAAGTAAAACAATCTTTAATCTTTTAAATAATATTGATCCTGCCGTTGTAGGAAAGGAGAAGTTATATGCCTAAAATAGATATAGATAAAGTAATCGACACTCGACCTGAGTGGGAAATCAAAGCCGAAGAACTCGCACAAGTAAGATCAGAGGCTATGGCTCAATTAACACCCGATCAAATGCAAGCTATTCATAACACTTATGATGCTATGAATGATTTTATTGATGAATATACTCAAACTTTTGACATCACTTCAGAAACTGCACGAAAGATGCAAGATTCATTTTGGAAAATAAGTCACCAATTTCATATGGGAGATAGATAATGAATAAAAACATGACATTCATTAAAGGTAATAAATCGCTACCTACTGATGAATTATTCCAAAGCGATAATATGATTAAAGTAAGATTTCCAGTTAATGCTGAATCTAAAAAACGAGGCATTGGTAGCGAAAGAATGTGGGTTGAAGTTATTAGTGGCAATGCTAAAGATGGTGTTGGCGAAATTAATAACGTACCTGCGTTTTCTGATTTCAACCTTGGAGACCTTATCTCTTACGAACTTAACGAAGAAGATGGTGTTTACTATTTTGGTAAGATAATCAAAAGCAAGGGGGGTAGTTCTGATGTCAGGAAATAAAGGTTTTGACGACCATTATAAGCAGCTTGAGGGCTTTAAAATCAAGCAATATGTAGGCATGGTTAATGATGATGGCTACAATGGTTTCCCAAAGTTTGTGCTAACCAAAAAAGGCTATAAAGATATAGCCATTGAGGTTAGTTGCGATCCTGAAGGGAATGGTGGTGGATTTTTATTTATAGGAGATGCTGATGAATAGCCCAATAGACATAAAGAGAAGAGGTTATTTAAACTTCTTCAAAGATGGTGTTGCTGATGCTTTGTTAGATGGAAATGGCATGGATGAAAAAAAAAGATCGTCTGCCTACTATAAACAAGGTTATGATTTTGGTTTAACTATGTATTCTGAATTAGATGGTAAAGATTGGGAGAGTGAAAATGAACATGGATAAAAAAGATGATATGCCAACTTGGCCTGAAGCTATGCTTGAAGTCGAGGGTCTTGTTAACGAATATGTTAGTGCCTTAGTTAAAAAAGGGGATGTGGAAATAGCTTCATTAATAAGTAAATCTTTAAAGGTAATTAAAAGAGGATATTAATATGAATAAATTTATTGTGTTACATATATTGCAAAACACCCCAGTTAAAAAGAGTGGGTTTATTTATAAAATAAAGAAATTATATAAACAATTTTTTAAAAAGGGAGGTTATTATGGGAGAGTATGAATGTACGATATGTGCAGAAATGTTTCATTTAGATGAACCACCTGAAGGTTTAGCTGAATGTGATGAATGTCACAAAGAGGAGAGTTATGATGTTTAGAGGAACTAGGCTAAAGACAACTGTTAGAAGAACTCAAGAACAAATTGCAAAAGATAGGCAAGAATTTAAATACAATTATTGCAAGCTATGCAAAGAGAAACTTGGGGAAGTATCAAATCGTAGGAATACTGCTAAAATGTGTGCCGATTGCAGAGGTTATGGAGTTGGTAAAAATGGAGAAGTCAGAGGTATTTTTACTGAATTATCAGAAAAGAAAATAGAACCAGCCGAAGATGAAATGTGGTTTGAAGATGATCCAAGAGCCTTAAACGAAGTTGATTTTGGCAAAGTATCAAGGCAAGCAACAGAGGTGTCTTATGGAGTGTCAGAATTAGCTGATATAATGACTGATGGATCAAATCACTATCGCTATAAAGATAGGGTGGAATCTAAAGAAAAAAGATATAGCTATAGAAAGGGTAAAAATTAATGTCAGAGTTAATTTGTAATCTTCCAGCAAGACAAATTTGGGTTCGTAAAGAGTATTTAAGAGACCACCAAGATGGGCATGGCAAATTTGTTAAAGGTATATGGGTTACTGCAAAATCTATAGCTGGTCGAGCCTTTTACTTTGAAACCTACTTACCTGAATATGGTGCTTTGTTTGATAAATTACCAATATCTGCATTCTTAGCCGAACCTGAAACACCAAAAGTTGATTTGGATTTGCCAAACTTACAATTTTGGAACTGCATGGATTATAATGTTGTGGCTATACATAAAGAGTTTATATCAACTATGGATTTTGAAGTCTTAACAAGAGATTTTGGAATTATTAAAGCTACATATATATGCACATTGGATAATTACCATAATAGCCCTGATATTGTTGATTATAGCACAAGCGAAAACCCTGAAGAACACAAATCTTTTAACCTTTTGCAGCTAAGAAATGGACAGTTTTGTCTATATCCAAACAATAGAATGAGAGTGTTTGACAATAGCCTTACACCACAAGAGCCTTTGAAGCCTGATTTCTTGGTTAGTACAATCGAGTATCAGGTCGAAAATGGCAACGACACTAGATTAGGAGACACTAATAATTATTTTTGGAAAACAAAAAAGGAGGAAAAATAATGGTAGAGATGTTAGTTGCCATATGTATCGTATGGTCAGTGGGTAATCGGCATGATGGAGGCGAACAAAAGTGTATGTTTCATAAGAGCCAAGTCGAATATGTAACTATGCGTCAATGTAAAGATGACATTAACAAAAGCGAACAATTAGTAATTGGGGCTATATTTGACTATTATGGTGACGAGCCAATAGATCACATGGTTAAAGCATCATGCTTTAATGGAGCTTAATATGAGAAAACTGCCAAAAGAAAAGTTTGTTATCCATTGTAAGGAAACAAAGTATTATATGGTTGATATAGAAGCCGACAACTATGATGAAGCCGTTAAGAAGTGGCAAATCATAGCTAAAAGGCGTGACTACACGACTATAGTACAAGAAATGGAAACCATTAGCGTAAGTCAAGAGGTGTAATATGGCCTATAAAAAACAAAAAAAGTGTGGATCATGCCAAGAAAAAATTGTCCCTGGCATGGATCTGCAAATGAATCACCGAACAATTTGCCTCGGTTGTGCCGTTGAAAAAGGAATCGCACAACAACTTCATGCACCAATTAATCATATGCTTGATTGCAAATATGATATGTATTCATGTGCCGAATGCTTCTTGCAACACAGAGAAATGATGTTCCATTTAGGGTACGTTTGTACCGACTGGGGAACTTTTTATAAGCGAACAAATGACCCTAAAATTGTGGTGCTTTATGAGTGATCTACTTACCACTTACCAACTTACCACGGGAAGTAGATTGGTCGGTAAGTTGGCAAACCCTTATGTAGCCTCGGTTTGCGTATATCTACTTACCGAGGTTACTTTAGGGGTCGGTAAGTGTTTTATGGCTTGTAAGTCATTGATTTTGTTCAAACTTACCAACTTACCGAACTTCCCCCCTAAAGGGGGTATAAGAGGGTGGTAAGTAACCCACCCCTCTTACCCCTAGTAAACTAGTAATTAAATGGAGATAAAATAAGATGCCAAGAGTAGCAGAAGACTTAACTAAAGAACAACGATTAGCAGGTTGGAAACGATTGACCGATAAGCAGCAAGATTTTCTTAATAACTTTATGCACAAGGATATGACACAGACCTCTTCGGCTCGTGCAGCAGGATATGCAAATCCAGGTGTCGATGCCGTGAGGTTGCTCCGTAACCCAGTTGTCCAAGAACGATATCAAGAAATGCGTGACGAAGCCCAAACAAGGTTCGGTGTCACAATTGATAAGTCGGTGCGTGACTTACTTAAAATTCGTAACGAAGCATGGGAGTCTGGAAAATTCGGTGAAGCCATTAGAGCCGAAGAACTGCGATTAAAGGCTACAGGTCTGCTTGTTAATAAAGCCCATGTGCTACATGAGAGAACCGACAGCATGACAAGGGAAGAAATACTGTTAAAACTACAAGAATTCCAAGACATAGCACAGAAACGCATGAAAGTAGCCACAAAGACCCATAAGGAGGCAGACGTGATAGAGCAAACTAGCGTGAAACCCAAGAAGTAGCGTAATTACTTAGGGGGTCGGGTCTCACGGAGACCTTCGGACTTCGGGGTTGTCGGGCTTTCGGGCTGGTCGGGCTATGAATTGTTCGGTGTTTCGGGCATTTGCGTAGCCCGGGTCTGGCCAAATTGTTCGGACTTCGGGATTCGCAGCAGCACCAGACCGCACAATTGTTCGGGATTGTCGGACTTCGGGATCTGGCCAACCAGGGAGAGGCTGGTCACAATTGTTCGGGTTTGGGGTAACCTGGATCTACCCGGGTAAAGGCCAAACTCACAATTGTTCGCTTTACGCCCAGCCGTGACCAGGGAGGCCGTCCTGGTTAAAACGTCACAATTGTTCGCTATTCTACCCAGTTGCGTTCCAGGTAGATGGCCGAACAAATAAAATAAAAAAAATGTTTTTAGTTGTTGACATGTAGGAACTGAAAGCCTATATATAATAGTAAGACAAACAAAACAGCCAAAGGAGATCAAATTGGAACAAGTAAATGAATACGATCAATTACTAGAATGCTTAGAAGACCTTGTTGGTCAGATGCAAAGTGAGAAGATAACACTTGAGCAAGCAAAGCAAGGTGTAAAAAGTCTAAATCAATACTATAGCCAATTGGGGGAAAAATAATGACAAAATTTCAAAACTCTTATCTTGTCGATAACTCATCAGAGTGTGATGGGTGCAATAACTTATTTCACGAAGATGACATTGTGGCATCTGTGCAAGAACCTTATTACGCATGCCAAGATTGCGAAAATGATTTAATCAGAGAAAGAGGAGAAAAATAATGGGTACATTAGAAAACAACGTAATCAAAGCACTTGAGCCAATCGTCAAGGAAATTCCTGGAAGTGGTCACATGAGCAACATCAAAGAACTTATTGAGCAATGGCAACTGTATGCACTAGAAAACTATGATGAGGTTTTGTGTGATGAAGTTGAAGAAGAAATTAGAAATATGCCTTTGTGTGTTGAGGTCAAAAGCGATTGGCACGATGTAAATTCGCATGATGAATACAGATACCCAACACACTATAAGCTACTGCTTGGAACAGGTGGACCTGCCGTTCAGGTCGTTGGCGAGTTAGACGAACACGGAGAACCCGAAACGGCAGAGCTTCAAGGTCAAGATTGGTTTACTCCTTGGGAGCGAACAAAAGAACAAGACGAAGATATATTGCTTTCGTTTGCAAGATTCTTTTATTTCAGATGATTCCTATGGCTAGGAAGTTGGAAAGGGCGACCTTCGGGTCGCTCTTTTTTTGTCTATGGCCAAAAGTTGTTCGCCTGGAACGCACTGGTCTGGTTTTCGGACTTCACAATTGTTCGGTTACGCAACCAGGGAGAAGGCTTCGCTTTACTTTTCCCGCTGTGACCTGGGAAGGAGACCGCACAATTGTTCGCATTATACCCAGTGCAACTTCCAGGTCATCAGCAACCGAACAAGTTTATGGCCATAAATATATATCATATGACATATTATTTGTTGACACAGAGGAATTGAATGCTTATATTAGTATTAAGTTAATCAGCCAAAGGAGAAGAGAATGGAAATGAATATATCAGATATGTTGTGCGATATGTATGACATAGAAAAACATTCTAAGATGAAAGCATATTATAATAAGCCAAAGGACAATGATGGAAGTTGCATAACTATTGGCGATTGCATTGAGAATGTAATTGAGAAACTAGAACAAGAACTTAAAAACAGAGGGGAAATTTAATAAAATGTTATACGCATCATATGGTGCAAACCTTAACAAGAAGAACATGGAAACAAGAACCCCAACGGCAGTTCCCTTATACGGAACTGTCTTAAAGGATTGGAAGTTAGTGTTTAATACTGTAGCTGACATCAGACCCTCAAAGGGAGATGAAGTTCAGATAGGTTTGTGGGAGATACAAAAGAAAGATGAGAAAGCCTTAGATAGATTCGAGGGCTTTCCTCATCTGTATACTAAACGAAA